ACGACCACGTCGTAATAGATCCACTTGGACCGGGACCAGTCAAAGTAGCAGAGCACTCGCGGATAGAAGTGCTCAACCCAGTTGTTGTATTCATACCTGTATACAGAGGGCGAGCCATGACTGGCAAATATGTTCATCTCCAGGACCTGCCAGTCCTGTTCGCTCAAATGCTCGGTCACTTCAGGCCACGGGTAGTGGAAGGCGACATTGTTTACGTCCACAATCCAGGCCCGCCCCCAGTCGCCCACCAGGCGGGACGTGCCCGTAAAGGTAATTTCGGACGAGAGGGTGAGAGACTTCGATATTCCGGAGGATGCCGATGAATAGTCCTCTGCATAGCCGTAGAGGATGTAGTAGTAATCGTAGCAATCGATCCAGCACTGGATGTGATCGGCCATGGAGATGTATCTATTCGATTTTGCCTGCTCGTAGGTGAAGTGCTTGCTGACGACCTGTCCCGTCTTTGGGTTGTAGTCGTACTCATATTCTGAAATGTGATAGCCGCCGTCGTGGGGATTGCTGACGACGGGCTTCCCCGGGACCTGGAAGGGCATGTAGTTCTCGCCCGTCTTGTAGCTCGTGTAGACCTTCTCGCCGTCGTAGGCGATGGAGTAATGCTTGTAGGCGGGGGGGTAGTGTTTTTCCGTAGAGTTGTAGAGCTCCTCCGATGCGATGGTGCCGTCCGGGTTGAAGCGAGTGAGCCAGATCAGGACCTGGGCCTTGCCGTCGTCGGTGTAGTCGATGGGCTGCCGTAGGGTTACGGTGGCGAACTCCCCCGTCTCGGAGTCGATCCAGAAGTTGGCGCCGAGGATGCGGTGGGTTCCCTGTAAAAACCCGTCGTCGACGTTGTTGGCGTAGACGGCCTGCTGTGCCCTCCTGGGGTAGTAGATGGATTCGGTGAAGGGGTCGATGATCTCGGCCAGGGCGAAATAGTAGGACTGGAAGAAGGAAACCGGGTCTGCATCGGGGCCCGGCGTGAAGCTGTAGCTCCTGGCCGCGCCCAGGATGGCGGGGCCGATGGCCTCGACAACGCGCCCGGTGAAGGCCTTCTCGGCCTTCTCCGACCAGTCGCCGTCGGGGATGAGCTGCGCGCGTCTGAGGACCTGCCCGGGCGTGACTGTCTTCCTCGCGAAGTCCTCCACCTCTTCCCGGGTCACGATCACATGGTGGGCCTCGTTGTCCTCCATCTCCACCTCGTCCGTGTAGGTGTCCCGGTAGAAGACGACCATGGAGGCCTCGATGAGCCGCTTGAGCGTCTTGGCGACGGCCTGGTCACTGCCGAACGGGACGTAGACGTGGATGGCGTGCACGCCGAAGGTGGAGAGCACTTCGATCACGGCGCCCCTCGGCGCACGGGTGCAAGGCGGGAGGGTGAAGGTGCGCTTGAGCTGCGGAAGCCTGTTCGTCGCCATTTCCTGGCGGAGCTTCCGGAGGAGCTGATTGCCTATATCCCTCAAGGAAAGAGCGACTTTCTTGTCGCCGTAAGGTTTGTAGGTGGTGGCGTCGACCACTACAGCCTCTCTTTCCGGTACTCGATGCGCCCCGAGTATCCCGCTGCGGCGATGGCCACGAGCTCGAGGAGGTCCAGGGAGTCCCCGAGCTCGAGTTGAGTTTGGAGGACCTGGCGCCCGGTGGCGTCGAAGACGTCTCTGCGGTCGGTGAGGGCGAGTGCTGCCAGGGTGCCGGCTGCCGCCTGAAGCCCCAAAACGTCGATCCGTTCGTTAAGGGCCAAAATCGCCTGAATTTCCCCTCTGCCCCGGAAGTCCATCCCATCCCACGTTTCGAACAGAGAAAGCACGCCTGCGGTTCCGGCGCGCGGGTCGATCTCCAGGAAATCGAGTCCATCCTCGAGGAAGACGGCGCCGATGATTTCCGTTCGGCCGAAAAGAACGAGGCCGTCTTGCGGATCCAGGAGGGGGATCTCCCCGCCGAGTCCCTGGGTGAGGTGGTCGCGCGGGTCTGCGAGGGTAAGCCCGCCGGTCACGCCCAGGGCTGCGGCGAAGGTCAGTGCGTCGACCGGGTCGCGGATCTCGAGGGTTGCGGGGCCGAGCAGCTCCAGTCCATCGGCCTGGTCGCGGAGCACCAGCGTGCCGGCGGGAATGTCCCGGGTCACGGTGATCTTCGGCGGGTCGATGGACTGGCTGTGCGCGAAGGCTGCGGGCGGCATGGCGACGACACAGGCTCCCGCTGCGTTAGCTGTGAGGGTGAACGGGGCGGCATCGACCAGGACGGGATCGTGGAAGTTGCCTGCAAGGCCTGCGGCGAGGGTGAGCGGGGCGGCATCGACCAGGACGGGATCGTGGAAGTTGCCTGCAAGGCCTGCGGCGAGGCTGAACCGTGCAGCCGTCAGGGACACTGGGCCGGGGGTCGGAGCTTCGAGCGCCTCTATCTCCGTCGCCTCGACCAGGCAGGGATTCTCGGAGCCGTCGTCGACGGTCAGGGCCATCCCCGGGGTGACGAGCTTCAGGAACTTCTCTGTGACGGGTTCCGAGCAGATGAAGTGGCACTTGAAGTGGTAGTCATCGACGTGGATGATCTGTGGATTGTCGAAGTCCTCGACGTGGGTCCAGTCGAGATTGTCGGGAGACGAGTAGAGGCTGAACGTTCGAGGGGGACCCCAGGTTGTGGGATCGGCGATTGCCGGACCGTAGGGCTGCCAGGAGAGGGTCCTGAAATGTATGACCATCTCGAAAATGGTGGCGGCCGAGAAGTCGATGGGCGAGATCGCCCTCACCCCGTAGGAAAAGTCCCAGGTGTCGCCGCCCTCGCCCGATGCCGACACGGGAATGAACCGGGGTTCGGGACTCTCGTCGTTGACCGCCCCGTTGGCCAGGTACGGGTAGTGATCGAGGGTCGCGGGGCTGTACGGGCCTCCCGGAAGCTCGTATGCCGCGAAGCCGTCCACCCTCGGCGCCGGCTCTCCCCCCGCGGCGACATGGGCGGAAATGTGTGCCGCTACCGGGAGGCTGTCTTCCAGGGAGTACGGCTCGGCAGGCGGGGTGAAGTTCTCGATGTGCCTGGCGACGCGGCTCACCCGGTACTCGTCGATGTAGACGGGCTCGACGCTCCGGTTCGATACGCTCCACCGGTAGGGAAGGTAGGGATAGGCCTCGGCCGGCGCGGAATATGGGTCCCCCATCATCGACCCGTCTATGAACAGGCGGTAATCGTCCTGCTGCTTCACCAGCTCGACGTGGTGCCAGGCGTCCTGGGCTGCGGCGGTCACTCTCCCTTGTTCGAATGACGGCCCGGAAATGAAGAAGCTGTAATCCGTCCCGGCCCGCATGCACCCCAGGCGGATCGAGGCGGCCCAGTCGCCCAGGCTGAAGAGGGTGATGATATCGAAGTTTTCGGCCGTCGAGCTGAGCCATATCCAGAGGTCGACCGTCCAGTCCCCGTTGATCGTCTCGCGCCAGGCGTCGTCGTCGTTGGTGATGAGGGCGTCGCCCTGCGGAAGCTTGATCGAGGTGGAACCGAATTTCGCCCGGTCGGTCGAGTGAACGACTCCCGCAGCGGTCGTGAGGGACCTGGGGCATCCCGGCCCGGCGCCGGCATCCGGGAAGCCGGTGTCCCCGTCGAACGAGTCCGAGCGGATGAGCAGGATGGTGTTCGAGTCGATGCCGGGCATGGGTGGAGCCTCCTAGTTGACTTCGATCTTGATGTTTTGGATGTTGAAGTCGTTGCCGTCGGTGGCGGTGCGTTCGACGATGAAGTCGATGTAGCCGACCACGACCTTGTCGGAGGCGCTGTCGTCATAGACGATGGCCCCTGGCGATGGCCCGATGCTGCCTCCGTCGGCGGTCCAGACGGCGTCGTTGAAACTTGCGACCGCCTTGTTGGTCAGGTCGCTCTCCTCGATGGCCAAGCCCGTGAGGGGTTGCCCGCCGGTGGTGTAGCCGTAAATGTTGGCCAGCTCGCTTGCGCTCACGTCGGCGTAGGTGGCGTGGTCGGCCCTGCTGAAGCTGAAGCCCGCTGCCATGAGAATCAACTTGAAGGTGTCCCCGTTGATCTTGTCGAGAAGGTGGTATTTCCAGTGGTTGCTGGTGATGGACGGCATGTGTCTCTCCTAAAAGGGGTCCGCGATTTCGATGCTGGTGGGGGCGATGGAGATCACGGTCTGAGCGGTCACGGGGTAGTCCGGGATCTGGCCCACGTAGCGGAGCTTGAGTGTCGTGGTGTCGACCAGGGCCAGATATCGGGCGGTGCCGGTGGCGAGGACGGTCACGCCGTCTTTCTGCGCGATGGTGATCTTCCTCCCGCTCGAGCTGCCGTTCGTCGGTCCGCTGAAATCCCCCGAAACGAGGTCAGCCCTGGCGAGGGCGTAGGTGTCCATGGCCGCGGTGTAGGTCGTGGGCTCGTCAGAGCAGAGAATCAGCTTCTTGGCGTAGGCCTTGATGGTGTTCAGGGCCGGGTCCAGGAAGTCCCCCGCCCAGTTCTTGGTAGCCATGTTTCACTCCTTGGCTCGTCACCCGTCACTGAACGGTGAGGGTCGCGCCGGTGAGGGTGAAGGGCTCGCCTGCGGTGACCGAGGTCCTGGAGAGGTTCATGTCTGCGCCCGACATCCCCACGGTGAAGTAGGTCCTGACGGAGTTGGGATCTGCGCCGAGCACGCGGCCGTTGTCGTAGAGGACGCCGTAGCCGATGGTGCCTGTGGCGAGGATGGCGTTGGTCTTCCAGTTCTGGCCGGCCTTGATGGAGAGGGCGCCGTTCACTGGACCGTCGAATCGGAGGCCTGCGCCGTCCTGGACTCCCGGGGTGAAGGCCCCGCCGTCGTTGGTGATCTCGGCGAGCAGTGTCCCGGTTTCGGCCAGGTCGGCGGAAGCGGGGCGGCTGCCCGAGTAGAGGCGGATGACGCCGTAGTCGAAAATGGTCTTGACGGCTGCGGCGCGGGCGTTCTTGTATCCGGTGGAGCGTAGTTCTGCCATGGGGGTGTTCCTTTCTTTGGGCGAAAAAAACCCCCGGTTGGCCGATCCAACCGGGGGCAGGTTTGCAGTGACAGGGTGGTGCGCTGGTGTCTAGGCCGAGGCCTCGACGTGTTCTTCGGGCTCGGGGTACGCAACCGGTTGTGGGAGCTTGAACTGCCGGGGAGGGTTTACCTTGAGGCCGTAGCGCGCCCAACGGAGGACGAAGCCGAGGTATCCCCAAATCCTGTCCTTGATCTTGTCGGTTGCGATGCGCTTTCCGATCTCCATGTTGAAGTTTGCAGGGTCGACGCTGGCTGACCAATCGCGCTGCGCGTACCCGGTGAGGGTGGGAGCCTCGACCATGGTGGTCTTTTCGTCGTACTTCCAGGCGTAGACGGGACCGAGGAAGCGATCGACCATGTCTTGGGTGATCATGGACGGGTCGTTGTCAATGCCCATGGGGAAATAGGAAAACTCGAAAGTTTCCTTGGGGCTCCAGGACGTGTAGCCGTCGGGGTAGCGGACCGCATAGCCCTCCTCGCCGGCCTTGCTCTGAGGCCAGGCCTCGACGATCTTGACGCCGATGTAGTGCCTACTTTGACCGTTCACAGCTCCCTCCCTGTTATGGTTCGATGGTAAAAATCACTTTGTCCTCGGTGACGAGACAGGCGCCGGTGTGGCCGGCGAAGTCGCGCCAGTCGATGTCCCGCTGCCCGAATTCGAGCAGCTGGCCGCCAGGTCCTCCCCAGCATGGCCCTCGATGCGAGAGCCAGAACCAGCCGTCTCCCTGGATGCCTTCGGCCGAAAGCCGGGAGCCGGCGATCATCTCGTGAGAAGCTGAATAGTCCTTGACGCCGTAAGGCAGGCGTCGCGTGACCTGCCATTCGGAGGGCACGGTCCCTGAGAGGAACATAGTGCTTCGAGCGGTTCCGATCCAGGCTCCATCCGCAACGGCCTTGACCAGTGTGACGGGGTCCGTCATGTTGTGGTGGCCGTCGTCCAGGTTGAAGGCGTTGAAGGTGCCGGGCTCGCTGGTCCAGAGGACGGGTGCGATCGCGTCGGCGAGTATCATGTTGATACCGATCGAGGCGATATGGGTGGCGGGCGGGGGGTCGTAGGTTTCGCGGTCGGTGCGGTGCCCGATGGTTTCGCCCTTGACCCATGGCGCGCTGGAGCCGGAGGCCTCCGAGTAGACGCCTGTCTGCACCCCGTTTGAATAGTAGATCTGGCCATTCACCGAGTGAAAGGCCATGGGACGCCCCTTGCTGAGTCCCGAGCGGATCCCGGTGAGGGAGAAGTCGGAATTCACCCGGTAGAGGGCGGAGCTTCCGGCGTGCTCCTGGATGACGAGGCAATCGCCCTGGTTGCAGTGGAGACTGTGGAAGTGGCCGGCCTGGAGGAGGGAGAACCCCTGCCTCCTGGAGATGCGCCCGGTGTCGTCGATCACGACGTTCGAGCAGCTCGCCAGGGCCTGGACGCCGGACTCCGGGTCGTAATGGATGCGGGTGGGGTCCACTTTGGTTGAAAGCCCTGTCGATCCCGTGAAGAGCCTGTCCTTGCGTTTCCCTGCGGTGACGAGGAGGATGTCGTCGACGGCGAAGTCGGCGCCGGCCACGTTGGCAACGGTGGCCTGCCAGTACCGGCCGCGCTGAGCTCCGTCCAGGTTCTTCCAGAGGCCGTGCTGCAGGCCTGCGGCTGCGGGCGGGGGCAGGATGTACTGTGCTGCCGGGCCTTCGTCGGGGGAGAGGGAAAGGGTGAGGATGCCGCTCGTCTCGTAGCCGAAGTGTGCCCTGAGAAACCGCTTGACCCGGTGGTCGCCGAAGTCGGTGTTCTTGAGGGTGAAGTAGGCGTCGATTTCAGCGCCGTCGTCGGTGTCCCCGCCGAGGAGGAAAAGCCCGTCCTCGTTGGCTGCCAGGTGATTCTCGCCCACGCGCGCAAAGCTGTTGAAGTCGAACCTGTCGAACTGGGTGAAGGCGCGGTTGGCCAGGTTCATGGCGATACAGAAGCGTTCGGGTGCGCTCATGCAAACCCCCATTCATCCTGGATGTAGACGGGCTCGCCGTCCGGCTCGACGAACTGCATGAGCTCGGCGAGTGCCTGGTTGAACCTGCCTGAGTATTTCTGGACGTTGGGCTGATTGGCGTCGTCCTGCTCGATGAGCTTCCAAAGCTCCATGGCCGCGTAGTTGATGAGGAGGTCCTCGGCCAGGTGCTCAGGGATGCCGTCGGGGTGAACCTGGTCGTCCGGGCCTGGCGACTCGGGGTTCACCATGGGCCTGGGCCTGCGGTGGTAGAAGAGGGTCAGGGTGTCCGTAGCGGGGACGATGGGCTGATAGTAGAGCCTGGTTCCGCGGATCGCGGCGGCGTCGACGCTGGCACCCCTGCCGGTTGCGAGCGGGTACCGGCGCTTGTAGTCGATCCAGGACCTGTGGATCTTCACCGGGCTCTTGGCGTTCCCGCTCTCGATGGCGTGCAGCTCGCGGTGGTAGTCCGCCGGAAGATCCACATACGGGAGGTCGGGGTCGGTCGTGACTTCGCCGTCCGTTGCGAGGTCCGGCAGGATGACCATTCCGGCGATTCGCCCCTGGGCGCGGTTGAGATACCGGAGGATGGTGGCGTCCGAGTAGGACGCGCCGAGCACGCATTCACGCACTTCGACGATCAGCTCGTTGGAGGTCGGCACGACGGAAATCCTTATAATGTCATGGTGAGATGGTGACGGACAATGTGTGAGATCGGCTTGAAAGATGCGAGAGCGCCTATCTCACACATTATTTTTCATGGTGAAGGGGGTGGGGATTGCTCCCCTCCCCCGGATGACTCACCCGCGATTAAACGGGGACGGTCATGTTGGTGTGGCGGCAGTGCGCCTTGCGGTTGGAGCAGACCAGCTGGCCGATCCAACGGGTGTTGGCGACGAGCTTGTCCGGCTTGGCCTGGTTGAACACGGTCCAGACGGGCTTGGTGAAAGCGTAGTCCCGGTGGCTCTTGATCTTCAGGAACCGCAGGTTCAGGCCGTCGCAGGTCCCGGCACCCTGCTTGTCGTCGGCAACCACGGGAACACCCCCGAAGAGGATGTTCTCGAAGCCGGCGGAAGCGAGCTTGGTATCCTGGTAGCGCGCCTGCACCTGGAGGGTGGACTCGTAGCCGTCCTTCAGGACTTCGGTCGTGATGTAGAGGTTGGGCTTGTCCTCTTTGTTCTGCCCGACGGACGCGCCGCGGCGGATGGACTGCATGACCACAAAGGAGATGGCTTCCGCGGTGGTGATCACGTTGGGCGCCCAGTCAGGCATGTCGGCAGCCTGGATGGAGCCGTAAGGCGTGGTCGGGGTGTTCTCGAAGAGGTCCCCGAGGCCGAGCACGTCCTTGCCGTCGGCTGCCACGGTGTAGACGGTGGCGCCGAGGTCCTTGCGGATGGTCTTCTGGATGTTGCGGAGCTTGGAGAAGGCCAGGTCCACGAGGGCGGCCTTCCCGCTGTTTTGGACCTGGTCATCGAGGTCGATGCTGTTCCAGGCGACGGCGCCGCCCCAACGGAAGCGGGCTGCGTTCAAGATCGTCTTCTTGGTGTCGTCGATCTCGGTGTCGGCGCCGTAGGTGCTCGAGTTGGAACCGGCATACTCGAGGAACACGCGGATCGCCTTCCCGCCGTCCACCAGCTCGCCGGCCGTGACGAAGTTCTCCTCCATCATCTTGCCCGCCATGAGGTAGTAGAGCAGGATGTTGTCGGAAAAATAGATGTCGTTGACTTGCTTTTCCCAGTAGTCGTCGGTGACGGCCTGGAGTTCTGTAAGATCGAGAGCCATGGTGTTTGCTTCCTTCTGAAATGAAGAAGGGCAAACGGTTTAGTGTTTGCCCTTACTGTCCGAGTCTTGCCAGCATGCTCGCCCGCATTTCCGAGTCGGAGAGGGGCTTGCCGCTGTTGCCTGTTTTCCGGATGTCCGCGCCGGGTTTGGCGAGGACCTTTCGTGCTGCTTCAGAGCCTTCCGCGAGCTTGGTGACATCGCTTCTGCCTTGCTGATAGCCCGCCTTCGTGGCCTCCTCGATCTGCTCCTGGAGGTGCTGGATCTTGACGGCCTGGTAGGCTGCGATGTCGTCGGGGTACAGCCAGGGGTTTTGCTGCCTGATCTGCTGTAGAAGTCGGGGTTTTCCTGGAGAAACTTGTCCTGGTAGGTCTGGATGGTCTTTTGGTGCTCCTGCTGCTGGATGGACTCCCGCTGCATCTGGAGCGCCTTTTGGGCGGTAATCTCCGAGGTTAGCTTGAGAGCTTGCGCGATGTCGATGTCGCCGTCCTCGACCTGTTGGGAGATTTCGGCCAGGCGGTCATCAAAGGAGGGCTCTTTGGTTTCCTGCTTCCCCTGCGATCCTTTGCCGTCCTCTCCAAACTGCTGATGGACAAGTTCCAGCTGCTTGGTGAGCAGCTCGTTCTGCTTGCGGAGGTCCCCCACGTCGGAGGATTGTCTCCCGGCCATGGATTCGAGCTCCTTGTAGCCTCGCTCGAGGTCCTCGTGGGTCTTGAACTTGCCGAGGATGAGCTGTTCGGCCTGGGCCTGCTCCTGGCTTTTTGCGCCCTGATCGGTAGCCTGATCTTGTCCTTGGTCGATCACTTCCTCTTCGGGGATCATTGCGCCTGCGGGCATAATTTCGGGTACTGGTTGCATGGTGTGCTTTTCCTTCTGCTGTGAGGTCACGCCTTGCGGCGCGATTGTCTCGGGTTGGCTTTGCGCGCGTCATCGCGCGGGACGTAGGACACTGGATGTCCTACGTGTAAGTCAGACGGCCTTCTGGAGCTCGGCCTCGAAAGGCGTGATCACGAACTCCTCGTTCTGCTCGATCTTGATCCCCGGGACCGCTTTGACGGCTTCGGGCTCAACGAGGATGGCCTCCTTGTTCACCTCTTCCTTGGTCCGGATGAAGCGGTCCAGGCCGAGCTTCTTGAAGGCTGCGAGGATGTTCTCGATTCCCTTGAGCACGACCTTGGGCGGGTTCATGCGCCACGCGACGGTGCCGCTGCCGAGGGTTGCGGTCTTCGTCTTGCCGTCGTCCGTCAGCTCCTTGCGGTGAGCTTCGCACCAGATCTGGACGCCCTGGGAGAGCAGCTTGATGGCCTCGATGTGGGGCGCTGCGGCTTCCTCGTAGCGTTGCTTGATGACGGCCAGCTCGTCGTTCATGGCGACTTCGAGCCGTTCCCTGTCCCTCTGCCGGATGCCGATCTCTGCGATGGCGTGGACGACCTGGTCGCGGGTCTGCGGGACGGGGAACTCGGGGGACTGTTGCTTGACGCGGGTTTTCTTGGCTTTTACTGGTGCCACGATATCTCCTTGTGGTGAGGGCAGGTGTCGCAGCGGTCGCGCAAGATGCGCTTTTCAGCCCGGTCGCAGTGACAGGTGCCATAGGGGGCTGTGGGGAAGGACTCCCACCAGTGGTCACAGTTTCCGCATTTCCGGTCTTTCACGGTTCTAATCCCGTTTGCAGGCGGTTTCAGGTTCGGGGACATTGCCGCACGGCGTTTTTCCGCATTTGGGGCAGATAGCTTTTTCGACGGCGTCCGGATCGTAGGTGTAGGCGTGGTGGACCTTGCAGTCTTTGCAGGTGCAGAGGTAGGCGATGATGGCCATGGTGAGTCTCCTCCGAAGTAGATCGTATTCATGATCCCCCTAAACCGGCTGTATGTGCGGGTTGGCCTTCATGAAGCGGTTGTAGTCGTCTCGGTCGATGATGGGTTTCTGGAGCTTGGCGCGGATCGCGTCGGAGTCCTGGAGGGTTTCCCGGACGTTGCCGTTGAGCCAGACGGGCTCGACTCTCCAGATACCGCCATGCCCGAGCGTAATGATGCTCTTCTTCACCCCACCGCAACCACACGGGATGGTGTCTGGCTTTTCGGCTAGCTTGAAAAACTCTTCTCCGATGTGCCCGCACCTGTCGCAGGCGTAGTCGTAGGACGGCATTCGTGACTCCTACATGAGGGGTGGCAACTGTCCCTGCTGCGCCCTGGGGGTGCCCGGCTGTGGGGACTGGGGCGCTGCGGGGGTGTTGGGCTGGCCTTTGGATGGCGGGTTCTGTGGCCTGTTTCCGGGCCCGCCCTGCTGCTGAGACAAGAACTGCTGCAGGAAGATGGCGTCCTCCTCGGGGAGTCCGGCCTGCACCAGGAGCTGGATGGCCTGGTTGAGCTGGCCCTCGGCGGTCCTCTCGAGGATCTCCTTCCAGCCGGGGAAGTTCACGTTCTCGAGGAGGGCCTGGCGGTCGATGACGCCCATGTTGTAAAGCTCTTTGGCGTCCTGCATGACCTGGAGGCTGGTCTTGGTGATGGTGGAACCGGATTCAACCAGGTAGTTGAAGCGGCGCCCGACGTAGTCCGTGCCACGGAAAAGGCGGGCGTCGTCGTCGATCTTGATGGTTTCCTCCCTCCATCCGAAATTCTGGTGGTAGCTGATGGCCCACCTGCCCCGCTCCCTGACCATGTAGTCCATGGCGCGGATCTTCTGGCGCATGAGGACGGCGTTGCGCTCCTGGAGGGTGATGATGGCGCTGGCTGCTTGGACGTTCCTGGGGGTTTCCCCGCGGTCCACGTCCTGGATGGCGAATACCCGGTCGAAGAAGCCGAGGTAGAGATCGACGACGCGGAAGAAGTCGGGGGGTAGGCTCGGGACCTGCAGGAACCGGATGGCCTGGCTCGCCATGGAGCTTGCCGGTTTCAGGACCAGGCCGGCCTTGTTGCTCACCTTGGCCTCGGTGACACCGCAATCCTTGGGGAGGATGAGGGGCGGCATGCAGCAGAGATTGATGTAGGAGGCGATTCGGGAGAGGACCTCGTTGATCTTCTGCTGGAGGTCGCCCACCTGCTCGGCGGCCGAGAAGCCCCATACGCTGGTCGTGTCCTCGTAGCTGCAGGCCTTGCCAAAGGGGTACTTGTCCCATGCGTAGGTCTTCTCTGCCAGGTCGCGGGGGATCGCGGGGTTGATGTTGGGGTTCGGCGTATCGTCCAGGACCATGCGGCCGCGGTTGGTGAGGGTGATCTTGCGGATG